TTAGTCGTAAACCCTGCCCCCGGCGTCCTGCCGACGAACACCCAACCCGAAACATTCAAGCACTGCACGCACGTAATAAATATCCGTGTTGTCGAGCATTATTTATCCAGTTGAACACGACAATTTACATATGCATCACTACCAGGCTTGGCACCATAGGACTGGCACTTTGAGTCATCCGCCTGAGCTTTTCGACGGGTAGCCTCCTGGTAGGCGTCTATACGCTCATGACGGCGCTCGTACCCTTTCGTCCCGGGCAGACAGTCATCCTGCATGACTCCCAACGCACAATCACCGGGGTGGTTAGCGCACCCGGAAAGCGCAAGCGCAATTAGCACAACCACTTGTAGCTTCATCAAGTACTTCTCCGGATTTCCCACCCTGCCCGCAGGTTAGTAACAGATCGTAAAAAGCGCCATGAAGGACGCCTAAACCTTTCGTATACCGAACTGAGCGACCTTGACTGTCGAGCTCTGCGCTACTCCAGCGGCCAGGTACAGCCCCATGCGCGAGGTGATCACCGTCTCGGTCAGGTCAACAGTACCGCGCTGCGTCTCAAGTTGCCCGATAAAGCTGGCGGGTAGCGTGAAAGGTTCCTGATATTTGTCCATCGATCGATAGTAGATGGTCGTGGACGCGCCGTTGACGGGCTTGGTGAATGTCAGCTCAGCCTCCCAGCCCAGGATGCCGCGCGATGAGCCAGCAATCTCCACGGCTGAAACCATCTCGATGACGTCTCCGGCTGCCAGATTTGTCGTGGTGACGTTGGCTGTGGGCTGTACATAAATGTAACCGCCCGCCGCCGCAAGGGTCCCTCCCAGCTCAATGCACTGCGCCTCACCATAGGCGGCCGGCTCCTTGTACCAACGAGTCGTGATGCCGCTCAGGCCAGAGCCCACTGCCTTGTAGCTGTCCGCCAGAACAGAACCGGCCACGGCGTTCACACCGGCCGGGAGCGTGCCGCCAGTGCCCGCCAACAGCGGGTTGGCATTGAGGCAGCCGAACGGGCGAATGGCTGAGTAGATGTCGCCAGCGTCTGTAGGCAACGGGATGCCGGGGAATTCGAAGTTGGCGGTGATGATCGGCACCACCCTGGAACTGATGAAGTCGGCACCCAAGATGTTCGGGTGTAGGCCTTCCACCGTCATTGCCTCGGTGAAGCCGTCCCAGATGTTCACCACCGGCACAAACTGGCTGACATAGCTTAATACCCAGTCTTTGTACGCAATGGCATCGGCCAGAGCCTGACCGGTCAGCGCCTTGCTGCCGAATCGCGGAGTTCCGGTACCGACGATCAGGTACTTGCCCGGAGTGTTCAGGAACGCCGTGACGATCTTCATCACGTTAGCTTTCGTGTCCGCCAGGTTCATACCCGCCGTGGTGCTGTCGTTGGTGCGGGACAACAGCATCCAAAGGTCGGCAGTGGACGATGCTATGCAGGCCGGCAGCCGCGCCAGGAACTGACCGGTGTGGTCGCCGACCTTGCCCTGGTTGTCGAGGTAGCTGGGGAATAGTCCGGTGCGTGCCGCGATCATTGCCGCGTAGCCGTAAGCCTCGGTTCCATACACGGTCGCGCCGATGGTGTGACAGTTGCCAGAGAAGCTATCGCCCAGCAGGCCAAGGCCACGGCGTATCGGCTGGCGGCGCGGAGCCTGATTGATCAAAAGGCTCATCGCGTCACCTCAAAGTAAGCGCCTGCGGTCGGGGTGATCCGGGTATAGGAGCTACCCAACTCTAGAAGATACCCGCCGTCCTTGGCGAGCGTATCGGTCACCACCCAGCTATCGCCGGCCTTTTTCTCAACCGTCACGGTGCCGCCGTTTGCTTTGACGATCAGCATCGTCCGCCCCATGTCTCTTTGAATCAGCTGCGTCGTGGCCATTTTGTTGTTCCGTTACTCAGAGGTAATCAACGATTTGTAGGAGCGTTCGCAAGCCAGCCCGGCTATTCGGGATTGGTCATAAGCCTTTGCCAGCTCTCCCGCTCGCGCGTCAGCCCGGCCGAGCAGTTCGGAGAGCACCATGGCGGCGCGGGTGGCTGCCTTGCCTCGTTCGGTAGCTCCGGTATCGCTGGGCACACAACTTGCTGTGGCTGCCAGCTTTCCTGCTTGGATGCGCAACCGGTCGCCAGCAGCGTCAGCGACAGCAGCATCAGTAAGCGCAGCGGTCTGTTCTTGTCTTGCATCGTTCGCCACCTGGTTGGCCGCATTCTGGCGGCGTTGCTCTTCGGTTCGGTACTCGGTGGCCGTGGTGGCCACCGCTTCGGATTGGGCGCTGACTTCCTCGGCCCACTTCGCCTTCCAGGCCATATCGGTGACGGTCACGCCGTGCCGGTATGCCCCGTACAACGCACCGGCTAGCGCCAGCAGGATCAGCAGCGCGCCGCCGATCCGGTATGCGAATCCGCTCATCAGCGCGCCCATGACTCCTCCCAATTCGGCAGATCGACCGTTTGACCGGCAAGTGCGTGCGTACAGTCACCGAGATATTGGATGCGACCGTCTGTTACGAATGAGTGGCAGACTTTTCCGAATCGACTGGTGAAAACCGCCTCTCGACCGCCTTTCGCGTAAATCGCGTCGTACTCGGCCTCTTCTTCTGGTGTCATCACGCTGCGCCCATCCGGCGCACCTGTCGTTCGAGCCAGCACAGAAGGCGTAAAGGTTGGCGTATCGGGGTTGCCGTTGTATCCCCAGTTAGGCCCCGGCGTTCCCGGGGAGTTGACCTTTATGCTGTGAGGACCGTTGCAACCGTTGCAGAAGAACCAGACCGAACCATCCACCCCCATACCCAAGCAGCGGCCTATAGTTTTAATCGCGCTCATGCCAGCACCTCAAGCGCCCGCGTATAAAGCGCCTGCCGATCTGCCAAGCCGTTCGTGCCGCCGTTGATGCGCTTGGTGATGGTCACGAACTCGCCCTTGTCGGCCAACGTATTGAGCGCGGCCCGGTGCCAGAACCACGCCGCCGACATAGCGGCGTGCTGCGCCAGCTCGAGCAATTCGGGATGGTTGATCAAATCCAGGCCCAGCGCTTCGGCGCACTCGGCATAGTTTGCCCGTCCGGTGATCTGGATCAGGCCGCGCCCACGGTATTTGGAGCCATCGCCCGGCACGGTATTTCCCAGGTCTTTGCGCCCCTCGTACCCCAGCTGCTGCGTAGTTGGGCCCCAGATCTCCCGCACGTAACGCAGCTGACCGGACTCATGGCCGACCTGGGCGATGAACGCAGCGATGCGCAGCGGGGTAACGATCTGGTACTTGCTCATCGCTGTGTTGAGGGCGGGTGCAAAAACGCCGGCTCTCTGGCCGGCGTTCGGGAGGATCTGCAGCAGCTGCGGCGCTGTGATGGACATTCGGTTTTCTCCAAGCAAAAAAATACCCGCTCGATGGCGGGTTTCGGTGGCGGGTGTATGTCAGGCCAGTGGCTCTTCAACCAGCATCGGCGCGGCGGCGATCTCTGGAATAGCAGGCGCGACCGGCCAGACCGGTGCCTGATACCAGGTCGGCTGTGCCGTGACCTTGCCCAGCGCGAACTTGTAGGCCTTCCACGCCTTGAGGACAGGCGCGAGTGCTTCTGCTTCCTCTTCTTCCTCCTCGGTTGCATCGCCTGCCTCGATGCCATAGCCCAGGGTTTCAATACGATCCTGAATGCGGGCGATCTGAAAAGCCGCGGCGCTGTTTCGTGCCGCAAGGTCTGCCTTCGCAAGGGCAAGCTCGCGCGCCGCCTGCTCGGCATCTTTCATTTTTTTCGTAATGAGCTGAGACCAGTCGATCACGCCGACTTTAGATACCGGTTCAGGTGAGGGTAGCGCTGGCTCAACTGGGTCATCGGTTGGCAATGGATCAGGCAAGGCAATGAAACCGTCCGGGACGTCAGTAAGCGGCACGGGAAATGCCTGTTCCTGGCTGTAGTTCGCAGGATTTGGCAATATCAGTGTCAAGCTGAGCACCCCGCCCTGCTTATCAACCTCACCGTCAAACCATCGAGACTTCACCGATCCGCGCGGCAGGGTGTCGCCGTCAACCATTATGGAAAAGTCGAAAGTCTCACCGTTGAGCGTCAACTGATCACCCAATTTGAAAACCTGCAACGTTTCTTCCATTCGAACTGACGAAAACTTTATGTTCATCATGCGAACCACCTGCCAATAGCGGTATAACAAACATATCCAGATGTTCCGGATACAGGAGATACAACACGGGCAGTTACGGAATTCACTGTAGTCTGCCCTTCAACTGCCGCCCAGCAGTAATATGAACCAGCTGTGACCACATTAAGCGTTACGCTCGGGAACGCTCCTACAAATGAGAACGGAAACGTAAAGGAAACGTTGTTACCGGAGTGGAACAAGCTACCCCCTGCGGTGTTAACTGCCAAAGCGTTTGCGCTAACCCCCCTGCATATCATCAAGCCACTTGCAAACTTTACGTAACTGCCATTGTTGTTTGAGCCCTCCTCAACAATAGCTCCCGTTGGAATGCCGCCAGTCTGGGAGACCGTTCCGACTATATTTCCTTCGTGATATAGAGTTCGGGCAACGTTGCCCATTGAAAAACCGCCGAGCTTAAACTTATTGTCGGTATCCAGCCCCAAGTGAACACCAAAAGCAGTGTCTCGGATAAATGTCATTACCGCTGACGCGTTGTTGTTAGCGTCATTGGATATCCGCAACGCAGTTTTGCCCTCATTGTTGGTTTGGTTGATCGAAGCGATACCGGGCGGCGCACCAGAAATAAGGCTTGTGCCAATGGATGAGTTCCCCACCCCCAAGCGCACACCACCCAATGCCTGGATGGCCTCGCCTGCTGTCTTCTTGCCTGTACCACCCTGCTCAATCGTCAGAGCCGTTGTCAGTGCAGAAAGGGAAAGGATGTCGCTGTTGTTCCCACTGGCCGCTGCCGCAAGCGCTGTACGCACGCCTGCCTGGGTGCCGGAGTTACCCAGCAAGGCAAGCGTATTGCCAAATTGATTCACGAATGCCCGAAGCGCGTCTGCAGAATCCTTGACGTAGCCCTGCAATGGGGCAAGTGCATAGCCGCCCGCGTTGTTGGTCGCTCCCTGATAGTTTGGCGCAATCGACATCGCGGTATTACTGGCGATGTTGGTCACCTCATAGCGTGGCGATGACTCGGCCCTGCCCTTGCTCCAGGTCCTGCCATCGGTCAATGATCTTGGCGCGCAGCTCTACGCTGTACCCAGAAACCACGACCATCGTGTCGCGATATGAAAGCAGGAACTCAAAGTAGACTTGCCCGTTCTGTGGGTGGGTGTACGGAATATAGGGGGTGTCATTCCTCGAAACGACACCCTTCTCAATGAGACTGCGCACTGTTTTGAGCACATTGTCATGAGTGCTCCCAGTCAGATCGGCGATTTCACGCGATGACATCGTGCGCGCCACGTTTTGCGAAGGTGCAATTTCGTGGCGCGGACGGTCAGAGTTGACGACGTGTTGGGAAATGGGCATTATTCGCTCCAGAACGTTTTTGCAAGCGATGTAAAAAGAGCCGGGATTGCGCCCCGGCTTTTTTGTGCCTGCGATTTGGTGGTTGGGTTGTTCATTCAGCAGTTCCTCAAGAGTCCCTCAGGGGCTAATCAGCCCTTCTCCCGATTGACCTGACCTTTCCCCTGCTCGGGGGTGGTCGTGACATCCGGTCCAATTCCTTGTTGATGATTTTTGCTCCCAGCTCTTCGGGGGATATCCCTTCCCGCTCCGCCAGCAGCTCCAAATTGCTCAGTCCGATCCCGTCAAGCTGGACATCCAGCTGTTTTCTTTCAGGCACAGGGCCTCCTCGGCAACTTCAGGCCACATCAGTCTTTGCGGTAAGCTCTTCCATCATCTGGTTCAGCCCGCGTTCGAGGATCTCGCGAGCCAAAACGGCTTTCTGCGTGCGCTGATACCTGGCCATGGCGGTCAGCAGGTCGTCGGCCACCTCATCCAGGCGGACTTTGGTGGGCTTGTCGTGCATGTGGCTAGGGTCAAAGTGCATCGTTTTTCTCCAGTGGCTGATGAATGGGTTTAGGCGGCAGAAAGCTCTGGCCAGATCTGACGCCAGTCTTCCGGGCGTAGATCTCGCCTGGTCACGGCGCCGTTGGTGGCGGACTCGGTGCGGACAGCTATTTCTGCGGATGCAGTCTTGTGCCCATAAGCGATAAGTCGGAGGTAGGCGCGAGTTGTGCCGGTGTCCTGAACCTGCGCATCGGTTGCCGTTTTCAGCCAGGCAAGCAGGCTTTGATTTTTGCTCCGCATCGGGAACCTCCGTATAGATGTACGGATTATTACCCACAGGTAATGATCAAATCAATACCCACAGGTAATTTACCCTACGGTAACAGGCGGCGATCATTGGGGAATGGATATTTCAGAAATTAGGCGAATCAACCTTCAGCACCTAACCGATACTCAATTCGGTGGTGTGAAGGCTAAAATTGCAGCGAAGCTTGAGCGTGAAGCGAGCTACATTGCGCGATGCTTGTCGCTTACGGTTGCCCCGGAGAATCGCAAGAAGATTGGCGAGGATTTTGCGCGCCATATCGAGGAAAGGCTCGGCCTGGAACGGTATGCTCTTGATAGCCCATCACTTAACGCCGGCAAGCGTGACGATGCAGGTGGCGGCGTAGCCTCATCCGCATCAGAGCCTTCCAACGTTGCGATGATCGCCCAGCCAGAGCGGATGTACCGCTACCCGGTTGTGAGCTGGGTAACTGCGGGCACCTGGTCTGAAGCGGTCCAGCCATTCCCGGACGGTTTCTCCGATCGGTACGACGTCTCGGACTACAAGGCGAAAGGCCCGGCGTTCTGGCTGGAGGTCAAAGGCGATTCGATGACGTCCACGTCCGCCCCTTCTATCCCTGAAGGCTCGCAGATCCTGGTCGATACAGAGGCTGACGTTCGCCCAGGCAAGCTAGTGATCGCGAAGCTGGCCGACAGCAATGAGGCGACATTCAAGAAGTTGGTGGAGGACGGCGGGGTCAGATACCTGAAGCCGCTGAACCCGGCCTACCCCACTGTGCAGTGCTCGGATGACTGCAAGATCATTGGGGTTGTGGTCAGGTCGCTGACGAAGTTTGCATGAAAGCCGAGCCATATGGCGTGGCGGGGATTTGTGACAACAGGGAGTACTTATGACTGATGAACTAACGCACCGCAGATCATCCAATTTCCAAGATGAGTACGTAGACAAATTTACGCCCGTAGCTATCAGCTGGAACGGCTCAGAGCGCATGCACGTCACGTTTGGTCGAGACTCTTTGGAGGTTCTAAAGGAAAAAATAGTCCCCGACCCTGAGGATAATCGGCGCGCCATCCTTACTAAACCCAATGTAGCTGGGTATAGAAATGATGTTGTGGCCCTTACGATGCCGCTGGATGTGGCAGCAAAACTGGGTCATGAGCTTCTCCGAATGGTGGGACAAGCAAAGAAGCGAGCAGAATCTGGCGGTGCTCAGTGAGCGGCAAATTCGGCATGCAGCACATCTACGCACCTGGCGCACCTGACGACGGCAGCGATGAGTATGTGATCGCTAGCTACAATTTTGCTGGCTCCAGAGAAAATGAAAGCTACATTTATTCTCTTGATCAGATCGAAGAGCACAGTCGCGACCACGACCTTGAGCCGCGTGACAAAGCCATGGATGAAGACGATACTCAACTTATGAGCGAACCACACGATTACCGACATGAACTTTCCCTTCGCGACGACCAGATTCGTCGGGAGATGGACCTGCGCCAAGAGTCTTTCCGGGCAGAACAAGCTGCTCGCGACAAAGCGCTAGATGAGAAGTTTTCAGGTTTTCTTGCTGCACAGACGGAGCGGGATAAGGCATCTGATTATAGGTTCGGCCGTATAGAGTCTGATCTCTCCAGCATTAAAGGTGATCTGAAGACGGTAAACTCAGACGTCCATGAGATCCGACGAACTTTGGCCAGATACATGGGGGGCATAGCTGTAGGTGCTGCCGTTGCTGGCATCGTAATAGGCGCGGCGGTGAAGTTTCTTTTTAATTAGCGATATGAGCATGTCCAAAGCCCGGCCCAGCGCCGGGCTTTTTCATTCCTGAACCTCCCTCCCGATCTGACGCAGCCCGCCACTGAGCGGGCTTTTTTGTGGGCGCGTGAAAAAAGATTACCTACAGGCATTGACGCTATGAGTTACCCACAGGTAATGTTCACCCATCGAGACGCGAAACAGCCCCTCAACAGGCCCAGCGGATCGAACCGCTCTTTACACAACCTGACGTGACCCAACGACGTACCGGCCAACCCGGTGGCGAGTAAGCTAAACCGTCGTCCATGCAGCCTCTGGTAGCTGCCGTGCTTCCACATGCAAGCACGCGAAACCACGCAGACAAACTGGCAATGCACCGAACACGAAATGTGCGGCGCTGGTGAGAGATGACTCGCACTTAGCGTGGTGGAGATAGCCGAAAGGCAGCCCAGGAAACCGTGGCGCGTAACGGAACCCCAGCAACAGCAGATTTCACTAGATGCCATTCCATGAGTGGCATCCGGGAAATCACGGAGGTAACGGATATGGTTAAGCGGGCCTACCAGTGCGGGGAGTGCCATGACGTACACAACAATCACTTCCAGGCGAGCGCTGCTGCCAGCCTGAGGTTATTGATGTTTTCGTCTGCCCCGTCTGCGATCAAGCGCACGAGGAAGAACATGAAGCTGAAACGTGCTGTGAAACGGCGATTCCTCATGGGGAAACATCTGATTGCCCGCGATGCCTAAGGCGGCACGACGAAATACAGCATGCGGCCGAAGTGGAGATAGCAGGCCATTGCTCGGTGTGCGACCCAGCCTTTACAGTCGATCAGAAATTCAAAATCCAAGATCGGATAGACGATCATAGATATGAGCATGAGCTGCTGGTCAGGTGAGGTCAGCGTTTACCCAGCCCTGGCGCGCCTCCACCAACGATGTGAACCCATCCAACAGACCTGGTTCGGTCTGGCGCGCATGGCAGATAAGTTTCGTCGATGTATTTAGTGCACACCTTGCACATGCTCGGCGGCCTTTCCCATGTTGAGTGAACCGAAAATTTTGCATTGCATCGCCAGCAGAATTTCTTGAGCCACTCGCCGCCAGGCGCAATCGCCTTAGGGGCCAATTTTGGCGGGGCCTTGATCGTCTTTGAAGGAGTCTTTTTCGAAGCTTTCTTTGCCTCTTTGATAGCTGCCCTTGCCGCTTTGCGATTCGGCTTCTTCTTGCTGGTGTCTTCGGCAATTTGGCGAAGCTGCTCGATTTTGTTCAGCAGGGCGAACTCAATCCTTAGCTCGACTATTAACGCATCCTCATCCGATTTCGGCTTTGGATGCATCGACTCTTTCAATTCCATGGCGCGCGCCTCTGAATTCATCTTCATCGAAGACTATCAGAGGCAATACGCCAGCGCCATATCGTTCGAATCGGTAGAGGAAAAACTATGAAAATTGAATGTGTCGCCGGCATGGACCCGGCGCGAAAGCGCTGTGTGGCGGTCGGCGAGAACAGTGCTGAAACGCTGGCTGATTTCCTGGCTGACGGCCTGATCATTGTCCCGGTGATGATCGAGAACGCACGGAAGCTGTTCGGGCAGGACGATATCGATGTTTACGCAATAGTCCAAACCGTGTGGATGACTCGCTATGCGGTGCCAGCGGTAGAACAAGATTTCACCGGCTGGCCTTGGCGACAGGGCCAGACGGGAAATCAACCGAGGGTGCAGAAGATGACCATGGAACAGAGAGCGCCCTACCCGCGCTCAGCCGACAACGCGGACAAGATGAACCTGCCGGAAGGTATGACCTGCGGCGACTGCGTGCACTGCCGTCGTTGCACGATGATGTTCGGCCACATACCGGAGGACGAGGCGTGTGACTGGAGCCCGTCGCGCTTCACGCCGGTGAAGGTGGTCGCCTGACGATTTACTGATGCCGCTTCTATGAGGCGGCATTGGAAATCAACGGAGAGATACATCATGAAATTTGCAGAACTGGAAAAGAAACGCATCAGCTTGCTGAAGTCGATCAGCGATGAATTGGCGCGACACAAGGCAGCCGCCGACCGCTTCAAGGCTGAACTGGTCGAAACGGTCAGACTGATCACCGCGTCTGCCGACGGCATCGACCTTGATGCGCTCAAGCTTGCCGAGTCAGTCATTGAGGTGCGCGGCACCTTCGACAAGGCTGGCGATGATCGGGCGCACGCACTGCAAAAGGCGATCGATGACCTCGCGAACGGCGGGCAGTCACTCAAGAAGGCCTATGTCGGCACGAAGTCATAAGACCGCTGGCACGGTCAGTACATCGAGTGCGGTTACGGCATGGGTCCATCTCACGGCAGTGTCATTTTCTCCATCGGCATCCGCCGAAGCGAACTGGGCCGCGACCTGACGGAGGCTGAGATAGAAGCCGCTCTGTACTACCTTCGCAACCTGCATAAGATCCAGGCCGCTACGGCATCGGCGGCCGCCTGAACCAAACAACCAGCGCCAGCGTCAGCCTGACGAAAACTGCCCGATCCCTGTCATAGCGCCAGGCTGTATCGGAGTGTGATCTGTAGCGAAGCATCTAAGCGCGGCGAGTGGTTGCAAATTGGTGGATCGCTACCGCCAAGGATGAGACAGACCCGCCAGATCACACCCCGATGCGGATGAGTACACACCGCGAAAGCGGCCCCCTGCATCAACGCAACAAAGCAGATGAATGCGCAGGCAGATGCGCAATAACTGACTGGCACCCATAACGGCCAGCCCATGACGAGCAGTATGTTGCGGGGGAGATTTGACGCGGCACGCGAAGCTGCCGGTGTTGAGAAGGGAGAGTTTCAGATGCGAGACCTGCGAGCGAAAGCCGGCACGGACAAGGCTGAGTCGAGCGGCGATATCCTTCAAGCTCGCGATCAGCTCGGGCACACCACAGTGGTCATGACTGAGAATTATATCCGCATGCGGATCGGGAAAAAGGTCACTCCAACCAAGTGA